GAAAATGGTTGGTTCTTAGCTCCTGGTCGTGAAACCCATGTTCACAAGCTGTTTTATACGCCTTATCTCTAAGAATGTTTAAATTAGTTTTACTCATACCTGTATTTATTCGAATTATTCACTTATCTTCAACTATAGTTGTGTACCGTCAAAAATCCCATGTATTACCGCATATTCAGCATTGTAAACAGCAATCATTTCTGTTTTGGAATACATAAGTGGTGAGTTATCTGATCTTCCTTTGCGTTTGGGATGAAGTTTGCCTTCCTTCACCATCTTTTTCACCCATGCTTCACCATGAGTAAATACCTCACCGTATACCGTGTCCCGTTCCTCAAAGAACTTGTAAGCCTCACGTTGAGTTATCAAGTCTAAACGTGGATGATCATACTTCCTCTGCGTAGCCGCACCAAGTTCGGCAGCGCCAATCAGAAGATTCTTAATTAAATATTGTTGGTCTGTCATATCAACCTCCTTTCTTAGTTGGGTACTTCGCCTGGTATACCAGAACTAAAGCCCCTATCATCATCACTAACGAAATTACTATCCTACATACTTCGGTAGCATTTCCAAGCACATAGAGAGCCAAAATCAATATGATAGCGGCTACAACTATTTCACCTCCGGTAAGCTCTCTTTCTTCTACTTCTTTTTTAGCCATAATCAGTGTTGCGTTAAATGAATCAGTGTTGCGTTAAACGGCCGTCTTAAATAATCCTTTCTCGGCTGCGTACCTATTAAACTCTGCCATAGAGTGAACACCCAATTTCCGGAAGCTGTTACGACGATGATTGTTAATCGTGTGGGAAGAGAGGAACATTCTTTTACCGACTTCTTCATCGGACAACCCTTCATAGCATAAGCGCATTATTTCAAGTTGCCGATCTGATAAATTGCTGTTGAATTTCGGCTGACAAATAACCTTGAACCCTGCACATTCACCTCGCATCGGGCATCCTACGAATTCAAACTTAAAGTTCCAATTTTCATCAATATCAATTTCATTATCATACAGACCGAAATTACATTTAATGAATCGACGCACTGCAAGAAAATCTCTCCACAATCGGTTCCCGTCGTATTTGGCATAAGTCTCACGTAACGCCTTGTAAGCCTCCGGATAGAATTCTTCAAGAACTTCCAAGAACCGTTGAATGAATTCTGTATCAGATTCTTTCAACTGCCGTTCCGGCATACCCATCTCTCGGATAGTTACCTCACCTTCCGGTGTCGTATAGAATTCAATCGGTCGCATACTCAATCCTCCGGAAACAATTCTGACGCAGGTATACCCAATTCCTTTTCAATCATAGCTTGTGCTAAAGCATCCGGTTTCTGCGCCCCGGACAACCAACAACGCACTGTCTTTGTGGATTTCATAGTGACCGAGGCTATTTGGTCCACAAAAGCAGACTTAGGAGCTTTGGATACTTTTCTATCAGGCAATGCGTCGTAGTATCCTCTAAAAGTCCTCTGATTCAATGTTATACTTTCCATTTCTACCATAAAATTTGCTATTAATCATTTTTTAATTACCTTTGTATCAACGTTGATGTCATAATCAACGTTGCGTTAAATGGAGTGTCCGGGATGTGAATCTCGGGCACTCTCCTTTTTGCCCTCCTACCCTCCCCATAATCAGCGTTGCGTTATCGTCATAATGATGTTGCGTTAAATGGGACGTCCTAAATTCATAATCAATGTTGCGTTAAACAAGCCGCCTAATTCTTTAGCTGCAACCTTAGGAGATTGCATAAAACCTCGATAGCACTCCAATGTCAAATTTTCCATTTTACCTCCTCATTTATTTGTTAATTACTTAGGATTAAACTATTTTTGTTCAGTTATAAAACTTATAACGGGACAAATATAAAGAATTATTCTGTATTATAATAATATAAATAAAGAATTATTCTGTATTTAACTTATTTTTTTAAATTATACATCTTGTATGAAAAAAGAATATTTGGCAATAGGGTTTAGCATTGCAGCAATAACGATAAGCATTATTGCTACAACTATAGCAACATATAGAACTCCAGAGTTGGGATTCGATTACCAAGGTGTGATAGTTGGAATACTATCCCTACTTACCACCACACTGATAGGATGGCAAATCTACAATGTAATATACATAGATTCTAAAATCGATAAATCTTTAAAAAGAGCTATTGACGATCAATATGCAATCATAGACAAACGTACAAAATCAGCAAAAGAAGAAGCAATCGGAACAAGTTTATTCAATGTAGGACAAGCAATGTTTTATAACGGATTTTACAACCTTGCATTAGATAACTACATAAAAGCGATTAATGCAATTCACTGTTCTGATATGGAAAATAAAGAAGCACATGTAGAAAAGTGCTTTCAAAAGATTATGCTTACTATTAGCAAAATAAAAGCACATTCCAACGAATATACCCTAGACGAAAAATCCATAGATTCATATACAAATCTTCTATTACCAATAAACGACGAGAGAATTATTGATATTATTGGATTTATAAGAGGAATAAAGACCATAAAGGATTAAGCCTTTCTTATCAATGGATCACAGAAAAAGTCATTAACAGCACTCTGTTCTACTTCTTTCTTGTCTTCCATCGATGAAAAACCTACTGTAAGTAGCAACCTAATAGAGATTCCAAGCAGAAGAATCATTATAAGGATTATTATTTGCATAGCAGTAAACATTAAACATTATGAAGTCATCCATTACTTGACTTCGATACAAATATACAGAATAATTCTGATTATGAAAAAAGAATTAGCCATTAAAATATTCAGTGAATTATTGGAAGAATTAGAAATGAATCCCAAACAACTTTCTGATTCCTTAGGAAAAGAACGGCCACAATGGGCTTACGATATATTAAATGAAAAAGTTAAAGTAGGAATAAGTAAAAATATTGCAGACTTAATATGTGAAAAGTATCCGCAGATAAATAAATCTTGGCTTTTAACAGGAGAAGGAGAAAAGCTCAATAATGCCAAGAATTACAATTCAGA